CAGAGGGTGGCTTGTACGCTAACATACATGCTAAACGTAAACGTATCGCTTCAGGTAGCGGTGAAAAGATGAGAAAACCTGGTACTAAGGGTGCGCCCAGCGCAAAAGCATTTAAACAAGCAGCTAAAACAAGGAACACATAACATGGCAAGAACACCTCGCAGAATAATGGCAGGAAGACGTAGAGCTAAGGCTAGACCTGCAAAACAAGTAGCGGGAACTATGACTGCACCACAAGTGGCTGCACAGCAAAAAGCAGCTGTACAAAGAGCAAATGCTACCGTAGCCCCTCAACAAGCTGTACATCTTCCTAAATCAGAACTTGCACAGCGTCAAGCTCTATCGCAGATGCAACGTCAAGCTATTCCTCAAGCTCTTCCTAAAGCTCTTCCTCCAGCTCTTCCTCAAGCAAACCTACGAGCCTTTAATCAATCAGCAACTCCTGTAGGCGTGGCAGTACAAAAGATTCCTGGTATGAAAAAAGGTGGTATGGTTAAGAAGGGCTATAACAAAGGCGGTTACGCTAAATGTGGTGCATCTAACCCTCCAAGTAAAAAACGGTAACACATAAACAGGTAAATAGCTATGGCAGATAAAAAGAAAACACTAAAGACATACAAGACTGCAGCAGGTGCGCAGCAGTATGGTGACGATATAGCTTGGGGAAAGCTAACTAAAAAAATAACCAAAGACTTTATAAATCTTAGTACATCAGACTTTAAGAAAAAGTATGGTGCTGATGCATATCAAATGTATGATAAAGTACATGCAGGTGAGAGTGCATCAAAAGCACAAAAGTATAAAGAAGAAGGTTTTGGTAAACGTCTTGTAAAACAACTTGAAGGCCACGAAAAAGAGTGGCAAGATAGTTCCAAGAAACCTGGTTATAAAAAAGGTGGCTACGTTAAATGTGGTGCATCTAACCCTCCAAGTAAAAAACGGTAACATATGAAATACTATCATAAATATAAAGAAGCCTTAGAAGCTCATGGATATGTTGTTGATGAACACGGCTTTGTATGGGATAGTATGGGTAACCAATCTGCAGGTGAAGACAACTACGGAAACGTGCAGAGTAAAGACCCTAATGTAACTCATATCTGTCAGACTGCACAGGCTGAGATGGACAGACCAAAGCCAGCACCCAAGAAGGTTGCTAAGAAGGTGGTAAAAGATGAGCCTAGTATCTCAGGGTAAACCAGCCCGTAGGCGTAGCTTTTGGGTAGACGCAAAGGTAGATGGTACAGTCTATGACATGTACACCTGCCCTGCTAACTGTACTGCAGAAGTAGATATGATCCATGTTGTGAACGCTAATGGTAACACATCAGTGTTTGTGTACTGGGACATTGCTGCAGCAAACGTACCTCCTGCTCTACAGGCTACATACCCTACGGGCTACACATCAAACCTGGTTGGTGGTAAGAACATGTCAGCTGGTGAGTTTTTTACTCTAGCAGATGCAATCCTTGTGTTACAGCCTGGTGATAAGATCCAGGTTAAATCTTCTGGTGCTAACCCGCCACACGTAGATGCAGTGTGTTCTGTAACTGAAACCTTTGTACCTGTCGGGTAGCGGGTATGCATAAATAGGTACTACTACCTGACCATACGTTAAGTATAACTATCTCCGCACTCAAACAAAAAGGAGATAGTGCTATGAAAAACTGGTTGAAGAAAATCTGGATTGTTATTGAAGAAAGCCAACAAAGACGTGCAGATTATTACATGCTAACCAAATTCACAGATCGTGAACTGAATGACTTGGGTATTAGTCGTTCCCAAATAAGAGAGATTATCTATGGCAAGAACGCTAACAGAAAAACAACAGAAGTTTCTTGATGTCTTGTTTGACGAGGCAGGTGGGGATGTAGTAGCAGCTAAGAAGCTTGCTGGCTATGACCCTGCCTCAAGCACTGCTGCTATTGTTGAATCCCTAAAAGACGAGATTGCAGATCGCACTCGTACATTCTTTGCACGTGTTGCTCCAAAGGCAGCTATGTCTATGGCGGGCGCTCTATATGACCCTACAGAATTAGGCATTAAAGAGAAGATGACAGCAGCAAAAGACTTGCTAGATCGTGCAGGACTTGGTAAAGTAGATAAAGTAGATGTCACATCTTCTAGTGGGGGCATCTTTTACTTGCCACCAAAAGAAGGTTCAAACGAATAATAGAGAATAGAGAATTAGGGTTTTGGCAGCTACCGTTGCCTCCTAGAAACACTGACAAAAAATGGCATCCCATTGTACGTGTAACTAATAAGATACCGTGGGGATATAAACTAGATCCTGAAAACGATAAGCTATTGATGCCTATCGAGTCTGAACTTGAAGCGTTAGAGCTTGCCAAGCGTCACTTAAAACAGTATAGTTACAGAGCAGTAGCTAACTGGCTATCTAAACAGACAGGCCGCTACATATCACATATGGGCTTAAAGAAGAGAATAGAAGTTGAGCGAAGACGTAAAAAAGCAGCTGTTATTAAACGTAAGCTTGCCAAGTGGCTCGAAGAAACCCTTGAGGAAATCGAGAAACTCGAAAACCAGGGGGTCGGGGCATACTCAGAGATCGGAAAAGACAAGTGATACAGTCGTCACCCCTGAATTAGAGACTGTACCAGCACAAGTCAAAGCCCCTGAGTTCGACGTGGATTTAGCACAAGAGGTAGTGTTTAAGCCAAACCCTGGCCCCCAGACTATGTTTTTAAGTGCGTCAGAGCGTGAGGTTCTGTACGGTGGTGCTGCAGGTGGCGGTAAGTCATACGCTATGTTAGCAGACCCATTGCATGGTTTGAATGATCCTAACTTCTCTGGCTTGCTTGTACGTCATACTACAGAAGAACTACGTGAACTAATACAAAAGTCACAGGAGCTATACCCTCGTGCAGTACCAGGAATCAAATGGAGTGAACGCAAGTCTCAATGGATTAGCCCACGTGGTGGTCGTCTCTGGATGTCTTATCTTGACAAGGATATGGACGTTACACGTTACCAAGGTCAAGCCTTTAACTGGATTGGTTTCGACGAACTTACACAATGGTCTAGCCCTTACGCTTGGGATTATATGAGATCACGTCTACGTAGCGCCCATGCTAACGACTTAGGTTTGTACATGAGAGCTACAACAAACCCTGGCGGCGCTGGGCATAGCTGGGTTAAGAAGATGTTCATTGACCCTGCACCTGCTGGTAAGGCTTTCTGGGCAACACATCTAGACTCTGGTGAGACTATTACGTTTCCCAAAGGTCATAGCAAAGAGGGTCAACCTCTATTTAAACGTCGCTTTATACCTGCCTCTCTATTTGATAACCCATATCTTTCTGAGGCAGGTGACTACGAGGCCATGCTTCTATCACTACCAGAGCATCAGCGTAAGCAGTTGCTAGAGGGTAATTGGGATGTTAACGAGGGTGCAGCTTTCCCTGAGTTTGATAGGTCCAAACATGTAATAGAAGCTTTTGATGTTCCACAGTCTTGGACTAAGTTCCGTGCATGTGACTATGGTTACGGCTCTTACACTGGGGTTCTCTGGTTCGCTGTATCTCCTGATGAACAGCTTATCATTTATAGAGAACTCTATTGCTCTAAGGTTACTGCTTCTGATTTAGCAGATATGATCCTAGACGCAGAGAAAAATGACGGTGGTATGAGATACGGTGTGCTTGACTCTTCTTTGTGGCACAACCGTGGCGACACGGGTCCGTCGCTTGCAGAGCAGATGAATATGAAGGGTTGCCGCTGGCGTCCGTCTGACCGTTCTCGTGGCTCCCGTGTCGCTGGAAAAAACGAAATACATAGACGGTTACAGGTAGATGAATTTACTGAAAAGCCCCGTCTTGTATTTATGGATAACTGCACTAACACTATTGCACAAATCCCTAGCATACCTCTAGATAAAAGAAACCCAGAGGATGTTGATACTAACGCAGAAGATCACTTGTATGACGCTTTGCGATACGGGATCATGACCCGCCCACGTAGCAGAAGTATATGGGACTATGACCCAGCTACACAACGAACAGGCTTTCAAGCCGCAGACACAACGTTTGGATATTAAGAATGGCAGAACAAGAAGAGATGTTTGAAACAGATGAAGTCATAGCTGCAGAGAGCAGTGATGATAGCATCTTTACGCAGAAGTCTAGCGTAGTTAGTTTCGTTGAGGATCGGTTCTCTCGTGCAGAAGATGCTCGTTTCGCAGACGAAGGACGTTGGCTACAGGCTTATCGCAATTATCGTGGTCTTTATGGTCCAGACGTAAAGTTCACAGATACAGAGAAGTC